CAGCTGCAGGACGAGATGCTTCGCCGTGGTAGCCCCAACACGCCGGTCGGCAAGTACGAGATGACGAAAGACACCCTGAACCAATTCCGAGGCGCGCTGAAGTTGTCGGGGTCAGAGAAGTTCACACCGGAGCTGCAGGATCGCCTGGCGCGGGAAATCCTTTTCGAACGGGGCTATGATGATTTTCTGCAGGGGAAAATCACCGCGCTGCAGTTCCAGGCGCGCCTGGCGAAGAGATGGGATGGTCTTTCGGACCTGGACGGGCACCCGTACAGCGATCGAAATAAGAGCATCAAGCGCCAGCCCAACGTCTCAAACCAGGACGTTCAGACGGGAATCAAAGCCGCCAACGATGAGTTCAACCAAATGTTCGATGATGGTCGTTTGCCGGAGGGTCCAGGCGGCTGGCGCTAACTCGGTCGGCCCCAAGATGAGCGCCTAGAGATATCAGCGGGTCGGCCCGCCCTTTCTCCCATAGCCAGCAGGTGGCTTGATCCAACAGGGTATGGCTCCGCCGTTGTCGCGACAGAGAGGTGTCGTGTCCGCCTCCGGCGGGTGAGCATATTGAAACCTGAACGCTCGACCGCTCGACCGCAAGATCTCGACGCCGTCGAGATAGTGCGCGGTCGCAGGACGATAGCCGCAGCACCTTAGCCGGCGGAAGTCGACATCGGGCGCCACGCCCTCCTCGCCTATGGTGGAGATGATCCAATACCTGCCGGTTGCCCGCTGCCGATAGAGAAATGCGCAGTGCTGCACACCCCCCGCCGTACACTGCAGGAGTTCAGGAAAGGCGCTGCAAGTTGCCCCGGTCCCACCGCAGGCTTCGCTCCCATAGTCCTGCGACAGAACCTTCACGGGGATAAATCCCTGTTTGATCAAGGCCCGCCGCGCCGTGCGGTAGGCGACCCCGCTTTGGGAACGCTCGCCCGCGATCCGAGGGCTGCCCGGCGGCGGGCGAAGGCCTGCTTCCCGCAGGAACTCCGGCACAGGGTAGAAGCCATACTCATTGGTTCTGGCGCGCTCGAACTCCCAGGGATCCGGAGCGGCGTGCGGGGCCTTCGATGCCGCATGCGCGCCAAGCGCGGTCGAAAGTGAGACAAGAATCGAGATGAATAACAGGCGCATGCGGCACCCTTTTGAAAGGGCCAGGCTAGCGCAAGCCATGACGTTCGGCGAGCAAAAAGTTCCTACTTTGTTCTTGAGGCCACTGCGCGTTTTTGCTAGAGTTTTGTCAGCGTTGATTGGTGCGCCTGCCGCTGTGCGGTGAGGTTCCGGTTCGCTCTTCCGATTGATCGTCGCGGCCTGATGTGAGGGCCGCCTTTCCACCCGCCGGGCTCGCTCGCGCGGGCGGCCGACGCCGAGGCCGAGAACCGGCGCGACGCGCTGGACGACCTGAAGTTCATGGAACTGCCCGAGCAACTACGCAGCCAGCGCGGCGGGAGCGAGATCTCGACGGGTGGCCCTGGCTGACCGGTAACCGGCCGACACTCTTCATCCGCTCGGCGGTCAACGATGGGCGGCGGAAGGGCTGTCGATCATGGGCATCTGGCTCCGAACTCCGAGCACCTGCAACCCATTCCCTGGAGAATTCTCGTGAGACAGAGACGCGCGACCCTTACGGACGACCTGCCGATGGAAGACTGGCAGCGCACGCGCGCCCTCCAGCTTAGCCGGACTGCTCCGAGCAACGCGCAACGCCTCCGCGTCGCGGACGACCTTCCCATCGATGAATGGCAAACCCTTCGCAACCTGCAGGCACAAGGCAGTGACCTGATCGGCGGCGGAGATGGCGACGAGGTGATCGCTGGGAGCAACGGCGACGATCGCCTGTCCGATGGAAGCAGTTCCCAACTGCCATCAACGGCCTGGGGTGGTTCCCCAGCGATGCGGGAGGCGCAGGACGCAAGGAGCGCGACGCCCTTAGATCCGGAGGGGCTGCGCCATCTACCCGTCACGGGCCCGATAATCGACGCCTATGAGGCGGCCAAGCGAGGAGACATCTTGGCGGCTCTCGGTGACGGGGTCTCTGCTGTGGCCGACGTTGCTTTAATCGACACGGGTGTGGGAGTCGCTGGGGCCGTTTCCCGGCGGACGGCATGGAATACCGGAAAGATGACGGGAAATGCTGTGCGCGCGCAGATGAAACGTCGTGGTGTCACGCCGGCAGGTCACGATCTTCATCACACCTTCGAATTGAACGGCATTCCCCGCAAAGCCGAAAACTGGAGAAACCATCCTGCCTTCATGAAGGTCCTGCCGCACCCGGACCACATGAGGCTCCATGGACCCTATCTCGGCCTGCCAGAATACGACGATCTCCAGAAACTATGGGTCGGCACGCCGCGGTGGATGAAGACGGTGGCTATAGGACTTGGCCCACGGCTCGTCCAAGGCGTCGAGAGTCTTTCGAAGGCGCTTCCAGCATCGCCCTTCCAGGGACCAACCCACCCAGCGCCTTACGGCGAGCGGCCCTTGCGCTAAGCGTAGTTCCTGGTATGTTCCAGGTCGTGAAGGTGGGGCCTGCGGTGAAATCGACAGACGTGGAATTCATCTACCCGGTCTTTGGCTTCACCACGGACGCCGACATGTGGAGCTTTCGGGACAAGAGCGAATTGACCACGTGCGGACGTGATACGCTTAAGGACCGGATGCAAGATGACATGCAGTTGGTCGACTCCGCAGGCCGGTCCTGGCGGGTCGTATCGGTCAAGCGGATTGGCGGGGTGGGTCTGTCTCTGGGCTTGTCATGCTTCATGGCCGGTGTGTCGCGCATCGAGCACGAACTCGAAGCCCAGCCTTCCGTATCGCTCGAGTGGTTCAAGTCGCGGGTGGCGGACGGCATCAGGGCCCATGCCGACGTCTACGTCTGGGAGGACGAGACCTTGGAGCAGAAGCTGGACCAGGTGTCGAACCTCCGGAGCTTCGCAGATCTCGAAACGGAGCTGGGGTGGCTGGATCACTTCCGGGCCTATTGATGTTCTCTCTTTGTTCTTGACTTCCGCGCGCGCTTTTGCTAGAGTTTTGTCAGCGTTGATTGGTGCGCCCGCCGCCCTGCGGTGAGGCTCCGCTACGCTCCTTCCGATCGATCGTCGCGGCTCCATTCGAGCCGCCTTTCCACCCGCCGGGCTCGCTCGCGCGGGCGTTTTCATGTGAGGCTGCGCCTTGTCCGACGACGACATCCTGAAAGAGGCCCGCGAGGCGTTCGAGCGGGCGGCGGACGCCGAGGCCGAGAACCGGCGCGACGCGCTGGACGACTTGAAGTTCGCCAGGCTCGGCGAGCAGTGGCCGGAGGCGATCCGGCGCGAGCGGGACCTCGATGGGAGACCGTGCCTCACGATCAACCGGCTGCCGGCCTTCATCCGCCAGGTGGTCAATGACGCGCGGCAGAACAAGCCGGCGATCGTGGTGCATCCGGTGGACGATGCGGCCGACCCTGAGACCGCCGAGGTGTTCAACGGGCTGATCCGGCACATCGAGCAGTCGTCGGACGCCGAGGTGGCCTATGACACGGCGCTCGACTTCGCGGTGACCGGCGGGTTCGGCTATTTCCGGATCAACACCCGCTATGCGTCGGACGACGGGTTCGACCAGGACCTGGTGGTGGAGCGGGTGGCCAACCCGTTCTCGATCTATGGCGACCCGGACGGGACGGCGGCGGACTCCTCGGACTGGAACTCGGCCTTCGTGGTCGACACCCTGCCGAAGGCGGCCTTCGAGGCGCGCTGGAAGGGGGCCGATCCGGTGGACTGGTCGGCGGACAGCTACGCCTCGCTGACCGGCCCCTGGCTCGACGGCGACCGGGTAATGGTGGCCGAGCAGTGGATCCGCGAGGCGGTGAAGCGGACCATCGTGGCGCTGTCGGACGGCCAGGTGGTGGAGCTGGCGGTCTACGAGAAGCAGAAGGCGATGTTCGATGCGCTGGGGGTGAAGGTCGTCGGCCGGCCGCGGAGCGTGGCCAGCCACAAGGTCACGCAGCGTATCCTGACCGGCGCCGAGGTGCTGGAGACGGTCGAGTGGGCCGGGAAGTTCATCCCGATCGTGCCGGTCTATGGCGAGGAGCTGCACGTGGACGGGCGGCGGCGGCTGCGCAGCCTGGTGCGCGACGCCAAGGACCCGCAGCGGATGTTCAACTACTGGCGCACCACGTCCACCGAGCTGGTGGCGCTGGCGCCCAAGACGCCGTTTATCGGGCGCAAGGGGGCGTTCGAGACGGACTCGGCCAAGTGGGCCACGGCCAACACCCAGACCCACGCCTATATCGAATATGACGGCCCCGAGCCGCCCATGCGGCAGCCGTTCGCCGGCGCGCCGGCCGGCGCGCTGCAGGAGGCGATGAACGCGTCGGACGACATGAAGGCGATCATGGGCCTCTATGACGCGAGCCTCGGCGCACGGTCGAACGAGATCTCGGGGCGCGCGATCATGGCGCGCCAGCGGCAGGGCGACACCTCGACCTTCCACTACATCGACAACCTGAATCGCGCGATGCGGCATGCGGGCCGGATCCTGCTGGACCTGATCCCCAAGGTCTATGCGACGCCCCGGGTGGTGCGGATCCTTGGACCCGACGGGGAGGCCAAGGCCGTGCCGGTGAACCAGCCGCAGGCGCCGGGGCAGGGCGCCCCTGCCGCGCCGGGCGATCCGACCGGGCAGGTGCGCAAGATCGAGAAGATCTTCGACCTGACGGTGGGCAAGTACGACCTGATTGTGCGCGCCGGGCCCAGCTTCACCAGCCGCCGGGAGGAGGCGGCCAACCAGATGATCGAGCTGATCCGGGCCTATCCGGCCGCGGCGCCGGCGATCGGAGACCTGCTGGCCAAGAACCTGGACTGGCCGGGCGCCGACGAGGTGGCGAGCCGGTTGCAGGCGCTGCTGCCGCCGAAGCTGGCCGGAGGGGCTTCGCCCGAGGCCCAGGCGGCGCAGGCGCAGATGGCCAAGCTGGCCCAGGCGCTGAACGCGGCCAAGGCGCAGATCGCGGCCCTGCAGGCCGACCGCAGCCACGAGGCCCGCAAGCTTGAGATCGATGCCTTCGAGGCCGAGACCAATCGGCTGAAGGCGATGCAGAGGTGATCAGTGCAGCGGGTGCGAGGCCTTGATGAGGAAAATCAAACCCACAATCAGCAGTGCAAAAATCCAGAGGCCGCCGGAAATCACCGCGAAAAGGCTGAATCGGAGGTCCGCGCCCGGCGCCCTGCTGACGGTTCCCAAAGCCCTGGCGGGCGAGGCGGGAGCCGAGTGGCTTTACGACCATCATGACGAGATAGCCCGCCAAGTCGCCGAGACGGGCCGGTGGATCAGGGACCGCACCGCCCACGTGGCCGCCAAGGCCGCCCATGGCTTCGACCGGGGCATGCCGCCCTACAGCACCCCCCTGCGCTGAGCGCGAAAGGACATCATGGAAAACGAAGACGCCAACATCGTGGGCGAGGACGACCTCGCGCCTGCGCAACTGCTGGCCGGCGAGGACGCGGGCGAACCTGATGATCAGGACGACGCGGACGATGCCTTCGAGGTGGAACTCGACGGGCAGGTGCACACCTTGCCGGGCGCGCTGAAGGGCGCGTTCCTGCGGCAGGCGGACTACACCCGCAAGACCCAGGAGCTGGCCGAGCATCGGCGTGCGGCCGAGGCGGAACGGCGGGCGCTGGCCGAGCAGGCCCAGGCCATCGGCCGGGTGAGTCAGGACCGGGTGACGCTGGCCGCGCTCGACCACCAGATCGACGGCTTCCGGGACGTCGACTGGCAGGCTTACGCCGCGCAGGACCCGCACGCGGCGCAGGCGCTATGGGGCCGGTTCCAGCATCTGTCCCAGGCGCGCGAACGTCTGGCCTATGCGGTCAGCCACCATGAGTCGCGGCGAGACCTCCAGGCCGCCCGCGAAGCCGCCGAACAGATGGCCGAGACCGGCCGGACGCTGCAACGCGAGATCGAGGGCTGGTCGCCGGAGGTTGCGAACAAGCTGGTGGAATACGCCCAGGCCTTCGGCGTCACGCTGGAGGAACTGTCGCAGATGGCCGATCCCAGGCTCTGGAAGCTGCTGCACAAAGGCTACCAGGCCGACCAAGCGAACCGGCAGGACGGGCAGGCCCGGTCGCTCGCCCAGGCCCAGAGCGTCCGTCCCGCGGTACAGGTGGGCGCCGCCGGAGCTGGCGGCGGCGGGGTTCGCGACGAACTGGCCACCAAGGATTGGATGGCGCGGCGCAACGCCCAGATGGCGAAGGGACGATGATGGCTGGTGCGAGCATGGCTCACGCCTCCACTTCATTTGTGGAGCGCCAGAACCTGATGATGCGGATGCACATGCGCCGGTTCACGCGCCTCACGAATGACTTCTCCAAGAAGCTGGAGAACCACGCCATCGCCCTGCGCTTCGCCTACTACAACTTCGTCCGCATCCACCAGACCCTGCGGATGACCCCGGCGATGGCGGCGGGCGTCACCGACAGGCTCTGGGAAATGGCCGATCTGGTCGCGATCGTAGAAGCGGCAGACAAGCCTGCGGCACGGGGGCCGTACAAGAAGCGGGTAAAAGCAGCCTGACATAGGTCAATGCGTCGCGGCGCTGGACACCTTAGGGAGGGGTCACCATATTGGACACGAAGGCTTAAGCGCGGTGTGGCCAGAATGTTGCAGTAGACCGGTAGGCAACCCTTGGTTAGGTTGACGTGTTGGTCGTTCTGATATCATTGACGCCGCCTTGTTTCGGCCCGACGATCCCTCAATCCGCGTCGGGCACCAGGAGATTCACATGAACGACGAACCTCGAAAGCCGCGCGTTGTACGCTCGGTCCCCGGGGCTCCGTTGGCGCCGGAACCCCACCCCGCCACCTATTGGGACGAAGTCCCGCAAGAGATGCACGACTTCATCGCCGAGAAGAACCCGCAGGACGAGCTTGCCTGTGGCCGCGTCATCGAAGCGATCACCTGGTAGGCATTGCCGCTTACCCTCCCCACACCCGGCCTAAGCCGTTTGATGTGGTGTGGTCGAAGTTCCCATACGATCAGAAGCCAGGGCTGCCTGCGGTGGAACCGCATCCAGCCCTGGTCTTCGCCGCTTCGGAATATAAGCCGGGCCTTTGGGCTATCCAGGTCGCCTACGGAACCTCCAACCTGAAGACGGAAGCGCGCCCAAATGATTTTCGGGTGACGAACTTTCGCGCCATGCAGTACGCGGGCCTCAATCAGGCGACCCGGTTCGATATGGATCTGATCAAGTGGCTGATGTGGGACGACGACTGGTTCGCCTCCCCGAACGATAAGGTCTACGAGACGCCGATCATTGGCTCGCTCCTTGAGGATCAGCAGAACCGGCTTCGCAGACTCTTGAAGCGGCGCGAGGCCAAGGGCCTGCCAACTCCCTTCAAGGTCGTCGCAGGCGAATAGCCACGCGGTCAGATTTCAAACTGACCCACTACCCTTAACCCGGCCAAACTGGGCCGTGACAAGAGTCCAAGTCCCGACCGCTCTGTTCTAGTAGAGCCCGGCTTCCACGCCACGCCTTCCGCCCATTCCGGCCGCGCGGCCTGACCGCAAACGGCCAAGAGCCCGGGCGCGAGGCGTCTCCAAATCCGCCGCCGGCCGATATGGCCGCCGCCGAGCAAGCGCGCTTGCGCGCCTCGGAGGCTTTCGCGCGGCTTCAAACCCAACCCAATCTGAAAGGACCGACAGATGGCCAACGCCTTCCTGACGCCGACCGCGGTGACGCGCGAGGCGCTGCGCGTGCTGCACCAGAAGCTCAACTTCGTGGGCTCGATCACGCGCGAATACGACGACAGCTTCGCCCGCCAGGGCGCCAAGATCGGCGACACCCTGAAGGTGCGCCTGCCCAACCAGTATGTGGTCCGAAGCGGCCCGACGCTGAACCTGGGCGTCACCGACACCACCGAAGCCGCCGTGGACCTGAAGGTGCAGACGCAGAAGGGCGTCGACCTGAATTTCACCTCGGTCGACCTGACCATGAACCTGGACGACTTCTCCGACCGGGTGCTGGAACCCGCCATGAGCGTACTGGCCGCCAACATCGAGGCGGACGCCATGAGCATGTACAAGGACGTCTACAACCAAGTGCTGGGCGCGGGCGCGGCGACCTTCACCCGGGTGCTGCAGGGCCGCAAGATCCTGGTCGACAACCTGGCGCCGCTGAGCGGGCGGACCTGCAACCTGAACACCCAGGACAACGTGGACCTGGTGGATGCGCTGAAGGGCCTGTTCAACGACCAGACGTCGATCGCCAAGCAGAACCGCGAGGGATTCATGGGCCGGACCGCCGGGTTCGACTTCATGGAGAACACCCTGTGGCCGTCGCACGCCCGCGGCGCGGCGACCGGCGCCTACACCACCAGCACCCTGGTCGGCGTGTTGCCGATCTCGGCGACCCCGGTGGCGGCCATCACGGTGGCGACGGGGACGGGCGCGGCGGTCAAGGGCGATATCTTTACGATCGCCGGCGTTTTCCGGGTGCATCCGGAAACCAAGCAATCGACGGGGATTCTGCAGCAGTTCGCGGTGGCGGTGGACTATGCCGGCGGCGCGGGCTCGGTGCAGATCACGCCCTCGATCGTGCTGGCCGGAGCCTATCAGAACGTGGTCATCCCGAGCCCCAACGCCACGGCGGGCCTGGTCTTCGCCGGCAGTATCTCCACCGCGCACGGGATTTCGATGGCCTATCAGAAGGGGGCGTTCGCGTTTGCCTCCGCGGACATGGTGATGCCGCGCGGCGTCGACTTCGCCGCGCGCGAGGTCTTCGACGGGGTGTCGATGCGGATCGTGCGCCAGTACGACATCAACAACGACAAGTTCCCCTGCCGGCTGGACGTGCTCTACGGCTACAAGACCATCCGGCCGCAGCTCGCCTGCCGGTTGGCCAACAACTAGCCGGAGTTCCGGCTAGGGCTGGGCTGCCGGCGTTCCCGCGGGCGCGCCGGCAGTCTTCGGCCCTGTCGACGACGGCTCGGCCGGAGGGGCCAACGGTCCAACCTTTATGTATCGGGTTGTGGCGTCGTAGGTGAAGCTCAGGTGGCTGGCCGCGGCCATGGTCAACAGATCGGTGGCGTATTTGGATGCGCTGGCCACTTCGCCGTAGGCGCCATTGAGCCCCGCAACCGCGTCGTCGAGCTTGCCGACCGCGGCGGAGGCCGTCTTGGCGTCGGGATCCTTCGGCTCCTTCTTCGTGCCGGCCTCGCGAACAACGGTGGGCTCCAGACGGCCGTAGACCGCCGGCGCCAAGGCGATGTAGGCCGCGGTGGCCTTGGGCACGCCAGGAATACTGATCGGCGACAGATCAAGATCGAGGTTGGCAAAGGCCGCCTGGGTCTTGAGGCCGTCAATGGCCTTCTTGCCGTTGTCGCCGGTGAGCAGCGTGCTGGCCGCGTCGAAGGGCGCGGCCGCCAGACCGGTCAGGGTTTCGAACGGCGTGTAGCGAAGGTCCTGGTCTCGCAAGACCACGTTGGCGTCGAGGGCAAGGATGTCGGTCGCATACTTCGCGCTCAGAGCGGCATCCTGGATGCTCGGCGCCTCCACGAGAATCTTCAGGGCGGAAAAGTTGGACTCAAAGTCCCGACAGGCCGCCAGCACCCGACGGGCTTCCGGCAGGATCGCAACTTTGTCGCCCCGGTTCGGTGTCCAGGATTCCATGGCCGGAATTTCCCGTCGAAGATCGATGCAAGTCGCCTTGGCCGCCTTCAGCGCGTCGTCTCGCGCTGACCCGGCCGGGGGCTTCACGATCGCCGCCAAGTTGTTGCGGTTGTCGCGGATCACCTTGTAACGGCCGGCGATCTCGTAGACCCCCAGTGAGCCGCCGAAGAAGAGATCGCGGGTTGGTTCGTAGGCGTTGAACTGGGCGACCAGCACGAACGCCAGCGCGCCGTAGCCCCAATAGGCCTGCGTCGTGGCGCCTGCGCCGCCGCTGAGCAGATAGCCGGCGGCGCCCAGGGCGACACCCTTGGAGGCGGTGTCCATCCACCACTGCTGGCGACCTGAGCGCGAGTGATAGAGGCGCGCAATCTCGGCCGCGCGCCGGTTGACCTCCCAGTATGCAACCGCCTCCGGATTGTCGGTTGGGTCCATCGCGCCGCTGGCGAGACTTTGCCTCAAGGCCTCGATCTGACATCCCCGCGCACCGAGGCGGCCCTCGTTGAAGTCCGCCTTGGATTGGCTCCTCTGAACGCCCTTGGGCGGCCGGAACTTGGTCGACCAGGTCGGCTTGGGCGCTTCCGGCAAGCAAGACGGCGTCGTCGCCTCGGCCGCAGCCGCGGGTTGCGCCAGACACAAGGCGATGACGGCGCCAGCGACAACGCCGGCCACTTTGATGTGCATTGAGATTTCCCCGTTCCCCGAACGAAGACATGCACAACCAGAGAATGTCTTCAAGATAAAACGCAACCAGCGTGAAGGAAATTGCATGGCGATCACGACCTATGCCGAGATGCAGGCGGCGGCGGCCAACTGGCTGGTGCGCGCGGACCTGACCGCGCGGATACCCGAGTTCATCACCCTGGCCGAGGCCCGGCTGAACCGCGTGTTGCGGGCCAGGCTGGCCGAGGTGGAGACCGCGCTGACCGGCGTGGTCGGTGCGCGGACGCTGCCGCTGCCGGCGGGGTTCGCCGAGCCATTGGCGCTGTGGATCACCCGGGCGGCGGGGCGCGAGGCGCTGGCCTTCATCGAGCCCAGGCTGGTGGGGGCGTCGAGCCTGCGCGGAGAGCCGGCGGCGTGGACCGTGGACGGGGCGACGCTGGCCTTCGACCGGCCGTGCGACCAGGCCTATGGCTTCACGCTGCGGATGCTGGCGAAGTTCGCGCTCTCGGACGCGGCGCCGACCAACGCGCTGCTGAGCGACTATCCCGACGCCTACCTGTTCGCGACGCTCAGCGAGGCCGCGCCGTTCCTGCGCGATGCGGAGCTGTCGGCCGCCTACGAAGCGCGGCTGGGCCGCGCGGTCGAAGAGATCAATTCCAAGGATGCGCGGTCGCGGGCGGCGCGGACGCTGACCACCGAACTGGCCTCGCCCTTCGTGGGCGCGGGCGCGGGGCTGTGACGCTGCTGCCGATCGGGCCGGGAATACCCGAACCCCTGCGCGCGGTGCTGAAGTCGCTGTCCGACGCGGTGCTCGACCTGCAGCAGCCGGCGGAGCCGAAGCCGGTCTTCACTGTGGCTCAAGCCGGATTGCCGCCGGCGGCGACCTATCCGAGCTGCGTCGCGCTGGTGACCGACCTGAACATCCTCGCCCATTCCGACGGGGTCCACTGGATCCGCCAAGACACGGGAGCCGTGATCGTCTGATGCCTTCATCCTGGTCCTCATCCCTGCGCTTCGAGCTGCAGTTCACCGGCGAAAACATCAATCTGTGGGGCGACAAGCTGAACGCCGTCCTGGCCCACGCCGACTATGCGGTGGCCGGCTGGCTGACCAAGCCGCTGAGCGGCAACACCGCACTCACCACCGCCAACGCCGCCGACGACGAGGCGCGCGCGGCGATGGTGAAGTTCACCGGGGCCGGGCCGTTCACTCTGACCATTCCATCCGTCAGTAAGGCCTATCTGGTGTGGAACGCCTGCTCCGGGGCGGTGACGCTGACCACGGGCGCGGGCGCCACGGTGGTCGTCGACCCGGGCGACATCGTGCAGGTCTTCTGCGACGGGTCGAACGTGAAGACGCCGGGCTACGGCGGATCCTCGATCAAGGACTACGTGGCCGCGACCGCCTGGTCCTACAACGCCGGCAACCTGCCCGCCCAGGCCGGCAACACCGGCAAGTTCGTCAAGACCGACGGCACGAACGCGGGCTGGGCGTCGCTCTCGAGCGCCGACCTCACCGATTCCAACGCCCTTCTCGGCCGAGCCATCGCGCTCGCCGTGGCCCTTTAGGAGGTACTCATGGCCGTAACCGCCAACTCGATCATCACGCCGCAGACGCCGTTGGCCCGCCAAGCCGTGGCGACCACGGCAGATGTCGCCTTTAACGCGCCCGTGACGACAGTCACGTTGTTGGATCGCGCGGACAACCTGAACGGCGCTCGGATCGCTCGGCTGTATGCGATGCCGCGTGCCGCTATTGCCGCGGCCTTGAATTGCCTTGTCTATGCCTACGATGGCACCACCAAAACGCTGATTGATTCGGCGCTGATGGCCGTCGTCGCGCCCAGCGCTACGGTCGCGAATCCCAAGACAGACTTTGGCTATACCGATGTCTCTCCCTTCTATCTCCGGGCCGGCTTCGGGTTAGAAATCGCCATCGGAACCACCATCGCGAACGGCGTGGTGTTCAAGGCCGAAGGCGGTCTCTACTGATGCTCGGCGTCAAGGGTCTTGTTGCTCAGACCATGGACGGGCGGAAGTCCAACCCAGACCCCGGCCAACCGCCCCATATATTCCCGGCGGGATCTTGGATATTCACGCCGCCCCGGGCTGGCCAGTGGAAGTTCGTGGCTTGGGGTCCGGGCGGCCACGGGGGCAACGGTGCTTCAGGTGCCTACTTTGAGAAAACAGTCAGCCTCTCGATTGTCAGCACCGTTCAGATTGTCGTTGGTACTCCCACGCTCAGCGATACTACGGTCACGTTCCCTAACGGCATCGTCGCGACTGCGGGAAGGGCAGCCGGTTCGGCGGTGGGCGTGGCGACTGGAGGGGACGTGAACCTCGCAGGCTCGACCAGCGCGAGCGTCGGCCTGGGTACAGGCGGCGGCCGCGCGGGAACGGGCGGTGCTGGTGCTGGCTCCGGAGCACCAGCCAATCTGCCCTACCGGGGCGGTCCTGGTGCGGATATCGCGGCCTTTTCGCAGGCGAACAACTCACCGGGGGGCGGTGGAACAAACGACGGCATCGTGCCGACACCCGGTGGAGCTGGCCTTGTGTTGGCCGTCTTCGTCAGAGACTAGATTCGACCTCGTGGAATACGCTTTCCCAATCCCCTGGTGCCGGCTGGCGGAAGAGACGAGCGGTAGGGTACCATGGGCTGTCGGCTCTTCCGCTTAGCCACCGCCAATCCGTTTCGTGGGCGGGCAATAGTATCCAGACCGGCTTGTGCATGGCGCCCGCAAGATGGGCGACCGCGCTGTCTACAGTGACGACTAGATCGAGGCTCGCGATGAGGCGGGCGGTGTCCAGGAGGTTCCTGGAGCCCGTCACCTCGGGTTCCAGGCTTCGGCCTAGACGTAGCAGCCGCTCGGCGTAATCGAGAGGGAGCGAGCGATGGGCATCGTTGGAGTGCTTGGGGTTACCCTTCGTGATGATCCCCACTCCGCCGACGCGGGGGGCCTCAATGTGGACATAGCGGCGCGTCGGGATTGTATCCAGCGTGATACCGAGTCGGTGGGGCAACGACCCCACGGCGACACGATAATCCCCTTGCACAGTGAAGCGCGAACCTTCGCCGACGCCCACCGAGCCAGGGAATAACGGTGCCACCGGAGGACTGACGAGATATCCGAGTGCGGCACCCATCGCCGTGAGGTCTCGGATGAACCGGGCGAACATAATCTGATCGCCTAGCCCCTGCTCGCCGAACACCACAAGCCGCTTCCCGATCAGGTCCTCGCCCTGCCAGATCGGCAAAGCGATGGGCAGTGGCGGGCTGTGCAGCTCGGGTATTTCAAGTCGCGCCTCGTAGAGCGGCCACCCCTCGGCGTACCGGCCCTCGGAAAGCAACTTTAGGCCCTCGGCGAGACGCTCCCTTGCCCGCGGCTTCGCCTCAATAAGCATTCATCCAACCCAATCTGAGAGTGGCCTAAGCCGGTGCCGCTCCGACGAACAGCGATTGCATTCCAAATCCTACCTTCTCTGACCAGAATATCACCTCGCGCGCGGTGAACTTACCCCGGGGCCTAAAGCTCGCCATCTCGCCTGAAACGCAGCTAGGTCCGTGAGATAGCGTCCTGTCTCCGCATCGACCATCGGATCGAAGACGAAGGTCGCTTCGCCGACCGCCAGGCCGGTCATGTCGCCGAGTTTGGCGAGGAATTCGGCTGTCGCGAGCGCAGCGTCGGCAGAGCTTCAAGCCGCGGGAAATTCGCGGAAGCTGGGGTCGATGCTGCGGCGCCAGTGGGGGTCGACGTTGGCGGCGTCTGCGAAGCGGGGCCACTGGGCGACGGCGGCCTGAACTTCGTCGAGGATCGCGCGTGTGCGACGCCGGTTGAGCGAAAGAGTGTCGGCGCAGTCGTCGAAGTCGCTGCGGTCGAATCCGTCGCGCTTGCCGTTCATGGACATCTGGTGGTGGGCGGTCCAGTCGCCCGAGGGATTGTAACTCCAGGTGATATCGAAGGCCGGCGACAGTCGCCACGTGCCGGTGCGATCCATCAGGAAGGCGATGTTCTTGACGTGATCGTCCTGGTTCCGAGCGACGATATTGAACGCCATCCGGCGGAACTGCTCTTCGAGCATGCCGATCGGAAGGCCCATCCGGCGCATGGTCAGAAACGCTTGTTCGTAGGACGCGGCGTTGGCGTCGTTGAAGTCGAGGTGAGCCAGGGCGGCGAGCGACTGCATGTGCAGCTTGCCGCCGCCGTCGAGCCGATCGAACCGCTTGGCCATGAAGTGACGGCGACCGCCCTCCACCAAAAGCCGGCAGGGAGAAATCTCGATACCGGCGGCGCGGGCCATCTCGGAGTAGGCGTATTCGACGGCGCAGTAGCCGGCCGGGTCGGCGAGTTCGCGGTCCTTGTTGCCCTGTACGCCATCGAACTTCAGGAGCCAGTATTCAAAGCCGGGACCGGCATCGACTTGGCCCGAGCGGACCTCGTCGGTCAGGGGGTTCCAGGCCACCACCGCCTTTGCGCGGGCGCCGCCCGCCGAGGTGCCGACCCGCAGGATGTCGCGCATGGCCCCGGCCTTGTGTTCGTCCGCGAAGGAGGCCTTCAGGTCGTTGCGGTGGGTCAGCACCTCCGAGGCCAATTCGACGAGGGCATCGATATGGATTCGATTGGCGTTGCGCGGGCGAGGCCCCGTCGCCGGCGCGAACTCAAGCGCGCCCATGCCGCGGGCTCCCGTGTAGCTGAGACGCTCGATGGCGTTGAAGCTCTCGGGTGTACGGCCCTGGGTCGCCAGCCATGCGTCAATCAGGGCGTTGCCGTATCGATCCGGGAGCGCGTCGGCCAGTAGGCCCGGGAGACCGTGGAAGCTTTTTGGGTTGAGCGCCGGAAACGTGAAGATCGCGCGGCCGAGCGGCATCATCAGCGGCGCGACCTCTATGCCGCTGCCGATGAACGCCGGGTCGTACTGGAACGCGGCGGCAGGGTCATCATCCTGAATGGCCACGGCGCCGATGCGGCGGCCCCATAGCTGCACCTCCGCGACGGTGGTCATTTTTCATCGCCCCAGGCCCACGGCTTGCTGGGCTCCGGCGGGACGGCGGTCGGCCGGGCGCGCTGGCGGATTTTGCCGTGTCGCTTGAGCAAATCTATTGGGCCGGGGATCGCCGCGGGCAGCAGGCGTTCCAAGCCGTCCAGGTGATCAAGCGCCCTAAGGCATCTCAGAAGGTTTGTGAGTTGGGTGGAAGCGCCGGCCTCGAGGCGCTCGACCGTACTTTTCGAGACCCCCGCAGAGGCCGCGAGTTCAGCCTGAGTCCAGCCGCGACCCAGGCGAATCTGGGCTAGGCGACCGCCCAATTCGGTCTGTGCCGCCTCATCGGAAAGAAGGTTTGTGAACTTCATAAGTCTCCACTTTCGGTGACTTAAATACGCAAGTCGATGATAATCGTCAAGAGTGAAGAATTGTGGAAATTCATTCAATATCCAATAAGTCTTCTATTATGATGAATAATATCACAAAAGTTGATTAAATCGTCAAGTTTGGCGACTAATTTTCTGGTATTTTGGTGATCCTCTGCCACCGTGCCCGGAACGCGTCCAAGTCGGTGAGGTAGCGACCGGTATCCGCCTCAACCACCGGGTCGAAGACGAAGGTGGCCTCCGATACGGCGAGGCCTGTCATGTCGCCGAGCTTGGCGCGCAGCTCGGGGTGGGCGTCCGTCATGCGCTGGGCGGCGCGGCGGCGGATCATCAGGAGGCCATCTTCGGGACCGCCTCCGGAGACGCCCTGATCGGCGTCCAGCAGGGCGAAGGCGGCCGCCGGGCTGAACCCCCGATCGCTCTCTGCGAACAGCAGGTGTGTGGCGTCGGAGATCAGGAACTTGGCCATCAGGGTGGCGCGGCCGCGGCCGACCAGGGCTTCGCCACCGGCCAGGTCGATGTGCAGGCCAACGCCCCTGGCGGCGCAGGCGGGTCGGAAGGCCAGGAGCGCGGCCATGTACTCGGCGTGCGCCATGCCGCCGTAGCAGATGGTCGCCAGATAGATCGAAGGACTTGCAGCCGGCACTGAGCGATTGCCTAAAGTTCGGCCGTGGCCTGGCGCAGGGTCTCTTCCGTCCACTTGGCCAGGCTCTTGCCGGCGAGCTCGGCGGCGAGGGCGGCCTTGGCGTGAACCTCGGGCGCTACGCGAACCATGAGCTGGCCAGAGTAGGGTTTCTCCGCCGTCTTGCCGATACGTGCGCAGACATCGAGATACCCATCGACTGACTCTCGGAATGCGGCGCGCAGCTCATCCACCGTCTGGCCGTGGAAGTTTATCCCATCGCGCAATCCGGCCACCCGCCCGAAGAAGATGCCGTCGGCATCGTCATACTCGACGCGCGCCGCGTAGCCCTTGTAGGTCATCGTACTCATGGGGCGACTCCGATCCTGGCCAGGAACGCCCGGGCGGCGCGCACCTGATATTGCTTCGCTTCCTTGGCGGGATGCGGCCGATGGAAGAACTCGACCAGCTGCCCGTATCTGAACGAGACCGCTGAGCCGGGTCCTTCAATCGTCTCGCAGCCGACGCTTTTGAACAGCGCTTCGATGTCGGTCCACGAGATCGTGGCCGAAACAGGCTGCCGATAGATCGCCCGTAAGGTCCGAGCATGCTTGCTGTTCACGCAATCATATTGGCGCCGCTTCGCGTCTTTGCAATCACAAAATGCTAGCACGGATGAGCCGATGCGTATTCCTCTCGATCCTCCGCCGGGTCTGAACGGCGACGACACCAGTTTTGTCGGGAGCGGGCGCTGGGCCGACGGGTCCAATGTGCGGTTCCGGCTGGGACGGGCGCAGGTGATCGGCGGCTGGGAGGGCCTGACCGGCCAGGCGCTGACCGGCGTCTGCCGCACGGTGTTTCCGTGGACGGACAATGCTGCGGTGCTGAACATCGCCTTCGGGACCCACTCGAAGCTGCAGCTCTGGCAGGGCGGGGCGCTGTTCGACATCACGCCGGCCTCGGGGTTCATGCCGGGCGCGATCGACGGGGCGGGGAGCGCGGGCTACGGCACGGGCGCCTATGGCATGGGCGGCTATGGCCTGCCGTCGGCGACGGACTATTTCCCGCTGACCTGGTCGTTCGGGGCGTGGGGACAGCAGCTGCTGGCCAGCCCGCGCAACCAGACGATCTTCGCCTGGACCAACACGACGGCCAGCAAGGCGGCGGCCCTGGCGAATGCACCCGCCAACGTGACCCACATGCTGGTGGCGCCGCTGAACGGCGGCTACCAGGTCTTCGCGCTGGGCTGCAACGAAGAGGTCTCGGGCGTCTTCAATCCGCTCTGCATCCGCCACTCCTCGATCCGCAACAACACCCAGTGGAGCACTTCGGCGTCGGGTTCGACGGCGCGGGAGTATGTGCTGACCGGCGGCGGGCGGATCGTGGCGGGGCGGATGTGCGGGCCGTACATGTTGGTCTGGACCAGCGATGCGATGTTCCTGGGGACCTATGTCGGGTCGCTGAACCAGCCGTGGCGCTTCGATCGGGTGGGGCGCAACTGCGGGCTGATCGGGCCGAACGCCGCGGTGGTGGTGGGCCAGACGGCGTTCTGGGCCAGCCCCGACCGGCAGTTCTATCGCTATGCCGTCGGCGGTCAGGCCGAGCCGATCCCATGCCCGATCCGGCAGGCGTTCGCCGACAAGCTGGCGGCCAGCCAGGGCGACAAGGTAGTCGCCTCGTCCAACGCCGAGTTCTCCGAGGTCCGCTTCGACTATCCGGACAGCCGCGAGGGCTATGAGAACAGCCGCTACGTCGCGCTTTGCCTGAGCGGCCCCGACGCCGGGGCGTGGCACCGCGGGATGATGGCCAGGACGGCCTTCGTCGATGCCGGGCCATCGGCCTATCCGGTGGGCGCCACCTATGATGGGCAGGTCTATCACCACGAGAAGGGCGATTCGGCGGACGGCCAGCCGTTCGCCTGGTTCATCGAGACCGCCGACGGCTACCTGGACCCGGAGACCTGCCTCCTGGTCCGGGAGGTCTGGCCCGACTTCAAGGACCAGGCGGGACCGGTGAGCGTGAGCGTCACGGCCCGGCGCCATCCGCAGGACGCGGAGCAGGTTGTGACCGCGCCCGCCATGGCGCCGGGGGACGCCAAGGCGGACATCCTGGTTTCAGGCCGCCTGTTCAAGGTGCGGTTCGCGGGCGCCAGCGCGCCTACGGCCTGCCGGATCGGGCGGCCGGTTTTCGATGTTGCGCCAGCGGGGCAGCGGTGAGTTTCGCGGAGGATTGGGCGCGATGCACGCCCTGGCTCGCCGCGGCGCTCGATCATGCCGGCCGGACACATACGCTGGACGACGTCCGGGAAGCAGTCATCGCCGGCGACGCCCAGTTCTGGGCAGGCCGCGCCGCCGCGCTGGTGGCGGCCATCGAAAATGATCCGCGCGAACGTCGCCTGGTGCTCTGGCTCGCCGGCGGAGCGCGTGAGGAGCTGGAAGGCGAATTGCTGCCGAGGGCCGAGGGCTGGGGCCGCGCACGGGGATGCCGCCGCGCCCTGATCATCGGCCGCGCGGGCTGGGAGCGCACATTGAAGAGCAAGGGCTACGCGCCGTTGGCGCGATTGATCGCAAAGGACCTGTAGATGAGCTTTAAATTTGGCGGCTCGGCCTCAAAAACGAAGAGCACCTCCAACACCAACACCAGTTCCACCACGACCCCGATCGTGCCGGAGTGGGCGTCGACCCTGACCCAAGGCGTGGCAGGTCGGGTGGGCGACCTTACCCATCTGGACCCGCAGAGCCTGATCGCACCGGCCAATGCTCTGCAGACCATGGCCGGCGCGAGAGCCGGCGATCTGAGCGGCTCGCCGTGGAACTACGATGCCGCGGCCGACCTGACGCGGGGCGCGGCGAACACGTCATGGCTCGACGGCTACATGGGCATGGACACGCCGTTCGCCTCGGGGGGCAAGGCGTCGGACTATGTCGGCGGATACCTGAACCCCTACCTGCACGAGGTTGTGGATTCCACGGCCGCCGACCTCGACGTCAGCGATGGACGCGTACGCGCGCAACAGGCGCTGGACCTGGCGGGCTCCGGCGCCTTCGGAGGCTCGGGCGCCGCGCTCACCCAGAGCATGACCGAGGGTGAGCTCTCGCGGGCGCGGGCCGCGGCCTTGGGCGGGCTCCGATCCCAGGGCTACACCACGGCCTTGGGCGTTGCGGCCGGGGATGCCGACCGGGCGACCCAGGCCCGGATCGCCAACGCCCAGACGGCGCTGCAGGATCGCGCGCAGAAGGTGGGGTGGGGGTTCCAGGGTCAGCAGCAGCAGCTTTCGGCCGGCGACCAGCTTGCCGGCCTTTCGAGCGCCTATGACGCGAACCAGCGCGCCAATATCGCGACACAGGCAAACGTCGGGGTGGCGCTGCGCGGGATCGACCAGGAGCAGCGCCAGGCGCCGGTGACGAGCACCCAGCAGATCGTGGCGATGCTGCAGGGGCTGCCGATCAATCTGTTCACGGGCGAGCAGAAGACCGGGACGGAGACTAACGTCACCAAGCGGACGACCGCTGAGGTGCATGCCGACCGCACCCCATGAAGATGCCCCAATCCGAACGCCTCGCCTCTGTCGAGCAGCGCCTCACTGATCATGAGGCGCGCTGTGAAGAGCGCCTTGGCGAGATCAAGGCTTCGGTCTCCAACACCTTGAAGGCCGTGGAAGGGCTGAAGAACCGCTTCTGGGCGATCGCGCTGTCTTTGCTCGCCTGGGCCCTGGCGCAGGTGTGGTCGACGAACCAGGTGCGGCTGTCGCACCTGGAGACCCGGCCACCTGTCGCCATCCAGGAGGTCGCCGATGTCGCCGCCCGTTGA